ACATTCTTTTCATTCAATTCCTCGTAGGCTCGTTCGCTGACCTCTTTCAAGGTTTTCAGCCAAGTCAAGATGGAAAGTTCACCTTTTTTGAACATCAAGGTCTTTTCATCAGGAATAACGCTTAGATTATTGAGTGACTCTATCATAATGTCAATATCCATGCACAAATCCTTCCAACCCTCCATCCCCATCATTGAAAAACGGTCTTCGTAGTACTTTTGTAGTTCAGGGGTCACCAAGGCACTCCTACGGCAGTTGTTGGGGCTTTCTTTGCCTCAATCTGTGCGGCAAGACCCGCCTCAATAGCCTCAGCATCCAGCTTGTCTTTGACCCAAGCAATGACTTGAGCTTCAGTCAATGAGGCATAAGCCGTGAAAGACGTGCCACGTTCAAAACCTACTGAGCCGTAAGTGCCAGCAGAATAGTTGCCATCAACAGCGTCTACACGCCAGTGAGCAGTAGTTACTAAACCATCAGAGGTTTGGCGGTCGAGTTGTGCGATTGTCCAAGTTGTTGTCATGGTGTTTTCTTTGAAAAATTAAACAGAAGTGATTGTTTGCCAAGCAGCGCCAGAATAAACACAAAGTTTTGCAAGCGTAGTATCAAATACCATTAATCCAGCGGCAGGGCTAGAAATAGCATTCTTCTGCGCTGTGGTCATGTTGGGCATCCTCACGCCCTTGGTTGTGCTTTGTGCATCCAAAATGGCTGAGGCACTTGGCGAAGTAGTACCTATACCAACCTCACCAGCGGACGTAATACGCATACGCTCTGTAAGCGTTCCTCCTGTATCAGTAGTGCTAATCGTCAATCTACCCGGAACAATTCCAGTAGAAACAGTCGCGTCAACAGAGGTTTGAATATTTGCAACATTTTTATAATTTGTTCCATCTGCCCCACGAAAAATAATAGTTCCAGTTTGATCGCCAGAAACAACTGCGGTATTTGTTCCAATAGTAGATGAACGGCTTTTTATAAAAACTATGTTAGAGGCAGAAGTATTAGCACCGCCATAATATCCCCAAGCCTGATTTACGTTGTTTGTTGTAGTCCAAGTAGCAAGTTGTGGATATTGCCCTGTACCTGCGGGGCTAATATCAAAAGAACTTACGCCACCAATCGCCATATTTCCAGAGTTATCAATCCTGACAGACTCAACACCACCTTCAGCAAAAGCAATGGTGTCAGCGGCAGGAAAGAAGATACCTGTGTTGGTGTCGCCTGTAGTGGTGATAGCAGGAAGTGCCGCTGTGCCAGCTTGCACAGTTGTTACACCAGTAGCCGACAGCGTAGTAAAAGCACCTGTAGATGCAGTAGTGGCGCCAACAGTGCCGTTGATGTTAATAGAGGCTGTACCTGTTAAGTTAGTAACAGTACCGCTTGATGGTGTACCTAATGCACCACCATTAACCACAAAAGCACCAGATGCTCCTGTGTTAACACCCAAAGCAGTTGCAACACCAGTTCCAAAAGCAGTAATCCCTGTACCACCATTAGCCACTGGCAATGCAGTACCTGACAAACTAATTGCCAATGTTCCGCTTGTTGTAACTGGAGAACCCGTAACAGACAAGAATGTAGGGACTGTTGCCGCCACACTTGTGACTGTGCCAGAACCTCCACCACCCGCAACTGTGACTGTTACATCATCCCCTGATGTAGTTGCCGTAACACCCGCACCAACAAAATTTAAACTCTTTACACCACTGGTAAGTGTTGTTCCTTCTTCCTTTACAGCAATAGCCCCATTGGTTGACATCGTACTGATAACTTTGATGCGTTCAGCAAGGTCAGGTGCAACAACTTCACCAACATTTAACTCTCGACCATCAGACAAAGTAATGACTAAAGAACCATCAAAGTCAATGTTTGCGTTAACTACCGATATACCATCAACTCCATCAACTCCATCACGCCCATCTAAACCTTTATCACCCTTGTTACCATCTTTACCATTAAGACCAGTCTTACCATCACGCCCGTCTTTGCCGTTCTTGCCATCCTTGCCATCACGACCATCTTTGATAGATGCAATACGCAAAGCTAGTTGATTAGCAACATCTTCATTTGTTTCTCTCAACTCTGTTTCTAATTTTTTTAAGGCACGAATAACAAGTTGCACATTCTCAGCGGCTTTGCGCTGTTGCATAGCCTTGATCTCAGAAACAGAATTCTTTACAGCACTAAATAAGTTGTCAGCTACGCCATCAACATCATTGTTGAATACTTTATCTATTTCCATTTGATAACTCCGTATTTAGTTGTTCAAGAAAGTTGTTTTCCAGATCGACTACATTGTTTTTAGCTGTACTCATCTGCAATTCAACAATTTTAGACTTGTTCTTAATGTCAGCTTCCTTCAGCATCAACTCAGCAATCTTGACTCTCTTGTCAAATTCCCTAGATGCTTGGTCATCTTCATTAGGAAGATTCTTGGTTATTGCCGCCATGTTTTTGGCTTGTATTTCTTGCGGCATCAACTGCGCCTCAACAGACAATTTCGTAGCTTCAGCACGATTTTGCTCTGCTTGAGTGGTGTTAACAGCAATCTGAGCCTGTGCCGCTTGCATTGCCAACTCTTGTTGCATCTGCTCCATCTGTTGCTGTTGAGGATTAGGTTGCATCATCTCATCCAACTTGGCAATCAACTCCATTCTGTTAGACAGACTGCTGTTTCCTATGATGCCTTTAAGCAAAATAGGCAAAACAGGGGTGTTTGCACCCAAAGTCTGCAACAAACCAATGAATTGCTGTTGTTCGTACTCTCTAGCAATGATGCCCAAGGTAGCTGTAGGTATGAAATTCATGTCGACAGAGGGATAACGCTCTGGGTCAAACTGCATGAACCTAAAAGCCGCCTTTTTGATGAATGGAACAAGGAAGTCTTCTTGAAAATTCACCAATGTACGCTTGTATTTCTTGATGATGGAGGCAACAGCCATCGACATACCACCACCATCACGGCTAGATTGGGAAACCATCCCGTTTGAATCCAGCGTACCAGTAGCCTGAAGCAACATACGCTCAAATTCTTTGGCAGTTGCTAGGTTATTGGGGTCATTTTGACCAAACTTGAATGGGTAAATAATCTCGCTTGGGTTTCCATTGGTAAGAATAGCCTTACCAGCCTTGACTTCAAACTTCATACCACGGGGCAAACGTGTTGCGTCCATAGCAACCATAGGGGCAGTGGTCAAAGCGAGTGAATCCAAGTGAGCGCGAGTCTGAGCATCAATAGCTTTTTGCATATTGAAGGCTTTTTCCACTGTACCTCGCCCCAACAGGCGGTTTGGAACTGTATCGTCTTGGTAGGACAATACAGGTCTATCTTTCATCATGTAAGGGTTTTCTTCAGCCTTCAACAACATACCATCGTTGGCAATCACGACAATGGCTTCAACCATGTCCGAGTAATCTTCTGCCGCTGAATTCTCAGGAAACAACTCAACTATGTCTTTGTTTTCCTTCATGTTGTTCAAATACTCACGGGGTACTAACCCGTAGTACGTCAACAACAGAACCTTCTCATCTTGATACTGGCTTACCTCTTGGGTAGCTTCTAAGTCAGTGTCTTCGTAGGTGGGCGTGATGTTTACCTTGCGGTAAATGCCTTTTTCGATTCCCTCTACAATCTTGTGGATTGAGACGTATTTCTCAATAGCCACGCCCATACAATCATTTACAGAAACACCATTCGGGTCGAATAAAAAGTTCTTTGGATTTACAGGAGAAATCTTGACCGCAATCCTGTCTTTTTGCATTACACCAATTGCCGCTTGACCTTGTTGATTAGGGATTGGCTGAGTAGAGGGAACATACTCAGTCTCAGTCATTACGACAATCTCGCCAATGCCTGTACCATAGATTTCAGCCATCAATTCGATCTGGTCGATAGCTTTTCTGATCTTGTCTTTCTTGAAATCTTCGTTTAACTGATTCTTGATTTGCTCAACATCAAAAGGATTACCATTTACATCCTTGATGTCATCTTTAATGTCAAAGAAGTCGCCTTGACCAAAGATAGCTTCCATGATCTCTGCATGGCGAG